TCATTTCTTTTACCGTTTGAATTGTGGCGAGACCCAAACGCGTGTTATCATCACGCTCATGTACTTCAACGACGGCAACTTAAAACTATCGGAGATCGGTGCTGAGACGCTCGCTGAGCTGGAGCGCCGCGCAGGTGTTCAGATTCAGACGCTGCTCGCCGAGATCAAGCGCACTCGCTCACGTTTGCCCGACTGCGACGGGTGCAAGAGTCCTGCTAACCTCAATTGCAACGATCCTGGTGCGACTGCGACCGGGACGCTCAAGGCGTACGAGGAGACGAAAGCGTACAAGATGCTCGTCATCCTGGCTGAGTTTCGTGATGGTCAGGAGGAGCGATTTTCGATTCGTGCCGCGTACCGAAATGCAAACGTCAGTCGGCAGACGCTTTACGCGTGGCGTGGTGACCATCCGCTGTTCGACGCGCTGCTGACTTCGATTCAAGACGAAATGGTTGACTCGATGCGCGCTGAGGCCTATCGTCGCTCGGTGGTCGGTGTGGAAGAGCCCGTGTTTTATCAGGGCGCCGACACTGGACACCGAATCAAAAAGTACAGTGACTCGCTGCTGCAATTCACCCTGATGGGGTACGACTCACGCTTCCGGTCGAAGGACGTGAACATGAACGTGTCGGGGCAGCTCGACACCAACGTTAACATAGAGGGTCTCCGTGATCGTCTTGCCCAACGGCTTAGCGCGAAGTCAAAGACGCAAGAAGAAACAGACTCCTGAGAGCGAGAGCTGGGAAGAGTTTTGCGCCTCACTCACTCCGCCTGAAGTCGTCGAACTCTTCTACGATTGGCCGACCTGGGCGCGCGCCAATCAGCTGCCGCCACAAGAGGACTGGTGGGTAACGTGGCTCATTTTGGCCGGTCGCGGGTGGGGCAAAACACGATGTGGCGCCGAGTTCGTGCGCTATCACGTCGAAAACAAGCTGGCCTCCCGTATCGCACTGATAGCGGAAGACGCGGGCGATGCGCGCGACGTTATGATTGAGGGCGAATCGGGCATCCTGGCGATCTCGCACCCATCATGCAAGCCCACCTTCGTGCCATCCAAGAGGCGTATCGAGTGGCCCAATGGTGCCATCGCCACGATCTACTCGGACAATGACCCCGAGACACTCCGGGGACCGCAGCACGACCTGTTCTGGGTGGACGAGCTGGCCAAGTTCCGTAATGCGGAGGAGATGTGGTCGAACCTCATGTTCGGTCTGCGTCTTGGTACTCGTCCGCGTGGTGTGGTGACCACGACGCCCAAGCCGATTCCGATTGTGCGCCGGCTGATGGAAGACGAGCGCACTTACCTGACCACGGGCACGACGCACGAGAATTTCGTGAATCTCGCACCCTCATTCAGGGACGAAATCATCTCTCAGTACGAGGGCACGCGCATCGGACGCCAGGAGCTTTACGCCGAGGTGATCGACCCCGAGGACTACGGCATCATCAAGCGCGACTGGTTTCGCCTCTGGCCCGCCGATCGCGAATTCCCCGAGTTCATTTACGTGCTGCAGTCCTACGACTGCGCGTACACCGAGAAGACGATCAACGATCCGACCGCGTGCAGCGTCTGGGGCATCTTTCGCCCTGATGATGACTCGCCCTTCTGCGCCATGCTCATCGACTGTTGGGAGGACTTCTTGGCTTACCCCGACCTTCGACCCAAGATCATCGAGGAGTACGGCTCGATCTACGGCGAACCGGGCAAAAAGGTCGACATGGTGCTCGTCGAGGACAAGGCCGCAGGCATCTCGATCATTCAGGATCTGCAGCGTGCCGGTATTCAGTGCCGTGCATACAACCCCGGGCGAGCCGATAAGGTGCAGCGTTTGCATTTGGTAGCCAACATAATTGCCCGTGGCCGCGTCTACGTGCCCGAGTCCCTGCAGCACCGAGGCCAGCCGCGTGATTGGGCAGAGCCGTTGGTGTCCCAGGTCTGTTCGTTCCCCGAGTCGCAGCGTGATGACCTGACCGACACAGTGTCGCAGGCGTTGCGTTTGCTGCGCGACTTGACCTTCCTTTCAATTGACCCACCGCCGCCCGAGTCCGATTATTACGACGAGGACGAGCGTCGCCAAAAGGTGAACCCCTATGCCGTTTGATGAGAGCAAAACGCCGGAGCTTCGTGCACCGGAGCAAAATCAGTTCCTTGCCGAAGTCGCACGCTACCTGTCGGCGATTGAGGGTGGGATCGACGAGTACGCAGAGCTGCCGCTTGACCTGCTGCTGCCTGTCTCCTCCGAGTTCGTGGAGAAGCTCAGCTATGGTGATCCGCTGTTCCGCATGGCGCCCAAGGGCACGGGGTCTCGCATCCCGCAGACCACCGATCGTGAGTACCTGATGGACGCGCTGTTCGGTGCTGGTATGGTTTCGCCCACTGCGCGTGGTGCGAAGGGTGCAGCAAAATCCGCGCTGAGTGGCATGGGTCGTGTGCGTCGTGCACCCGGTGAAGGCCAGATGGCGACGGACGAATTAGGCGCTATGCTCAACGCCCTGGACCAGCAGCGTGCACAACAGTTCGCTAAGGGTGGCGTGGTTGACTTCCTGGCACAGACGCTGCTTGGCAAGAGCAAGGCCAAGCCCACCAAGACGAAGCCTGACCCGTCCCGCCGTGCCGCAATCGGACTGTTCGAGGACGTTACGCCGAAGCCCGGTGAAGTCGTAGTTAAGGAGGAGGTCAAGAAGTCGCCGAAGAAGGGTGAGACTACCACTTCAATCACCGAGGCGATGAACATACCGATGTCGCGTCGCGACGTGTTGCGTGCTGGCGCTGGCCAAGCGGTGAGCGCGATGGCACCGCGTGGTGCGTTGGGTGCTCTGATGAAAGCCGCAGCTTCACCGTCCGATCTGATGGAGCAGGTGGGCAAGACTGACATGGGTGGTGGCACAGGGATCATGACGATTCCCGGGGCGATTGCCAAGGCGATCTCGATGGGGCTCGATGAGGACCAGACGATCGACATGCTCAAGCGTATGAACCTTGCTGATGAGTCGGACGTCATGTACACTCTGCCGGTGATGCGAAACCCCGAAGATTTCCAGGTCAACATCGGCGATGAATTTGAATCGATGGGGCCGCGTGAGGCGCTGGGCCAAATGCTCGGCACCGGCTCGGGTCTCGACATCCGCAAGTCGCTGCGTGAAATAATGCGTGAGAACCCCGACCTCTACGATCAGCTTAAAGAAGTAGCGCGCGACATTTCTGATCTCTCTACGGAACCCTAATTATGGCAATCGAATTTCCGCAACCCCAAATGCCCGTCGAGGATGAAGAGATGCTCGAAGGGGAAGAGATGATGGAAGGCGAAGAGGAGGAAGATGACGGCACGTTTGTCGACATCGAGGAGGAATTCGCCGAAGTCGAGGAGCAGCCCGATGGGTCTGCTATCGTGCGGATGGAGGAGTTCAAGGGTCCGAATGAGGACGAGGACTTCTACCAGAATTTGGCCGACACGATGCCCGAGTACGAGATGCAGAAGCTTGCGTTGCGCTACCTGGAGCTGATCGAGAAGGACAAGCAGGCACGCAAAGAGCGCGATAAACAGTACGAGGAGGGCATTCGCCGCACGGGTCTTGGGAATGACGCGCCGGGTGGTGCCGACTTCCAGGGCGCAAGCAAGGTGGTGCACCCGGTGATGGCCGAAGCCTGCGTGGACTTCGAGGCGCGGGCGATCAAAGAGCTGTTCCCGCCTGATGGTCCGGTGCGCACGCATGTGGTGGGTGAGGCGACCGAGGAGCAGACGAAACGGGCTGAGCGCAAGCGCGATTTCATGAATTGGCAGCTCACCGAGCAGATCCCGAATTTCCGGGACGAGCAAGAGGTGCTGCTCACGCAGCTGCCACTAGGTGGCTCGCAGTACATGAAGATGTGGTGGGATGCCCGGTTGCGTCGCCCGGATGTCGAGTTTATTCCGATCGACAACATGCTGCTGCCTTTTGCGTCTAACAATTTCTACACCGCGCAGCGTGCGACCGAGATTCACGACATCACGCAGCAGACCTTCCAGGACCGGATCTCGCAGGGCCTGTACCGCGACGTGTCATTCGTCCGTGCC